GATGAGTCCAAGTTTCTGGGCATCCGTACCCGGTTGATCGACGGCAAGGTTGTTGTGTCGGTTGAATTCGTTACTGACTCGTCATGGGCGTTGTGGGAAAAAGTCGAGGAGGCGATGGCGGACCCGAAGTTGCAGTTGGCGGTGGCGGCTTCCATGGAGATTCACGTCCCGGAGCGTTTGCAGAAACGGAAAACGATTTGGGGTTATCACGAGATTCTGAAATGGACGGGTCTTGTCCGGTCAATGATTTTGGAAGGCCGGTTGGTGCATACCGGGGAACAACTGCTTGCCGAACACGTCAACCGGGCTGTGCTTGCAAAGACTCAGGGCGGGGCGACGTTGTCTAGCCAGAAATCGCCGGGGCCGATCGAGGCCGCCCGCGCCATGGTGGTGGGGGCCGCGTTGTGCTCCAAACCGGCGACCGCCGGAAAGGTCGCGTTCGGTTTCGCAAGTTAGGTGCTTGCTTTAGTTAGCGGTCTGCTATAGTTTGACCGCACATGGCGATTTTCTCGCGCACCATCCGAACAGGACAAATCGGCGCGGCCCCGGTGAGGGCCGCCGCTGGCGTTTCCCAAATCGGCAATTTCACGACCTACATAAACGGCACCCTCGAGCAACGGGCCGTGTCCATCCCGTCCGTGTCCCGCGCCCGCGACCTCATGGCCTCAATGATCGGGTCGCTGGAACTGAAGCACTATCAGAACCAATGGGTTGGCGAAAACTACGAAGAGGTTTATCTTCCGCGTGAGCCGTGGATGGACCGCCCCGACCCGAACGTGTCCCGCCAGTTCATCATGGCAAACACGTTTTCAGATTTGTTCTTCTACGGGGCGGCGGTCTGGGTTGTGACGTCGCGCTACGCAAACGGCTACCCGGCATCGTTCCAATGGATTCCCAAGGCAAACGTTGAGTTTCCTGATCAGCCCGGCCCCCAGTATTTCGGCCCACCGAAGGAAGTGGACTTCAACGGGCAGAAACTGAACCGTTCCGACTGTGTCGTGTTTCTGTCGCCGACGCAGGGCATGGTGTTCCAAGGTGCTAGGGCGATCAACATCGCATTGCACCTTGATCAATACGCCGACCGCCTCGCCACGCTCGAAACGGTGCCGGGCTACCTTCAGCAAAAGGGCGGCGAAACCATGTCCGGCGAGGAACTGACTGAACTGGCGGCGGGATGGGCGCAAGCCCGACGCGCCAACGCAGTCGGGGCCCTGAACGACTACGTGGAGTTTGTCGAATACAAGAACAGTCCGGCAACCATCCTCGACGATGCTCGCCGCTATCAAGCCCTCGAACTGTCCCGGCTTGCCAACATCCCGGCAAACCTGCTTGGCATCGATATTGGCGGCTATAACTACGTCAACGCCCAAGACTCGAACGCCCAGTTGTACCTCTACGGCACCAAGTTGTATTTGGATTGCATCGAACAACGGCTGTCGATGGATGACATTCTTCCGCGGGGCCGCTACGTCGAATTCGATGTTGAGGACTACATTTCCGTTGCCGAGTCCGTCGATCAACCCATGCAAACGCCTGCAAATCAAGGAGCGCCAGCGTGATCAAGTTCATTGCAAACCAAATCGAGTTGACTGCCGCCGCAGGCGACGAATCCCCGCGCACCATTTCCGGTGTGGCTGTCCCCTACAACACGCCAGCCGTCGTGTCGTCCGGCGAAAAAGTGCAATTCGCGCCCGGAGCGTTTGATTTGTCGGCCCGGCCCAAGTTGCTTGAGTCGCATGATATGAGCCAGTTGCGCGGCGTCGTGACTGCCCTCGTTGACACCGCCGATGCGCTGACCTTTGAGGCCAAGTTTGCAAAGACTCGCGCCGCGGACGACGCCATCGAACTTGTCAAGGCCGGTGCCTACGATTCCGTTTCGATCGGGGCCCAGCCCACCAAATTCTCATTCGACAACAACGGCACCATGATCGTGACCGCCGCCGATCTTGTCGAAATATCCCTAGTCGCTATGCCCGCGTTCAAGGATGCAGTCATTACCGAGATCGCCGCTTCCGAACCGGAAGAGGAACCCACCAACAATGATTCCGAGGAGGAACCAATGTCAACCGATAACCCCGTGGTGGAGGCCGAGGCCCCCGCTACCATCCCGACCCAGCCGTTGCTTGTCGCCGCGGCACCCGCCCGCCCGTTCACGATGCCTTCCGCCGCCGAATACGTGGCGAAGTTCCTCGCTGGCGGAGCCGAATTCGCTGAATTCAACGCTCGCTTGCGCGCCGCCGCCCCGGACGTGACCACCGCCGACTCGGCAGGCCTTCTGCCCGAGCCCATCGTCGGCGCGGTCTACAACAACTTCCGTGGCCTCCGCCCCGTCATCGACGCAATCGGTGTCAAGGCACTTCCGCAAGGCGGCAAGGTTTTCCGCCGCCCCTACGTCTCGACCCACACCACCATCGGCGCATCGAACGGTGAGAACGTCGCGCTTGACGCGGGGCAGTTCATCGTGTCCGAACACAATGTCACCAAGGGCGTCTACGGCGGCTACGTCAAGTTGTCCGAGGAGGACATGGACTGGACCTCTCCCGAGGTGCTCGGTCTGCTCATTGACGACATGGGCCGCATCTACGCCAACGAAACTGACAACGTCGCCGCTGACGCCCTCGTGACGGGCGCGACGCAGACCATCAACTTCGATGATGCGAACTACGACGACCCCGCCGCATGGGCGGATTGGGTGTACGCCACCGCCGCCGCGATCCTCGCAGGCTCCAACGGCAACCTCCCGACCCACATCTTTGTGGACCCGCTCATGTGGCGTCGCCTCGGACGCCTCTCCGACTCGAGCAAGCGTCCGCTCTTCCCGCAGGTCGGCCCGATGAACGCCTTCGGTTCGATGGAGCCCGGCATGACCGCCGCCAACGCCTTCGGCCTCACCGTCGTCGTGGACCGCAACTTTGCGGACAACACGCTGATCGTGGGCGACCCGTCCGGGTTCGAAATCTACGAACAGCAGAAGGGCGCAATGAGCGTGGAATCGGCTGACGGTTCGCTGTCGCGCATCATCAAGTTCCGTGGCTACTTCGCCACGCTCATGATGGACGCACAGAAGTTCCGCAAGGCCGCCATCGTCTGATCTGACGGCAGGGTAGGAGCAGGGCCATGGCATCGTTCGACGTAGCGTTCGCACAGCGGACGGGCGACGTCGTGGCCCTGCAAACCTTCCTGACAACCGATTTGCAGGCCGGGGACACCGTCACCGTCGCCAACGTCGGGAACGGCATGGACGGAACGTTTACGCTGATCTCAACGGCTCCCTACGCACTTGTCAACGTCGATGAATACGGCGAACTTATATTTGATGCGTCAATCATCCGGTTGAACCAGATCATTTACAAGGACGCGGGGGCCGACGTCGAATGGGCCGCAGTATCCACCGGGACAGTCACCTATACGCAATCTGTTGTATGGGTGCAAGCCGGGGACGTGCTGACATGGCTTGGGCTTGAGCCCGCCACCCAAAACGATGTCGAATACCTCGAAATGTGCACCGCCGCCGCTAACGCATTCTGCTACCGCAAACGCCGCGAGGCTGGATACTCGGACACCATGACAACCGTTCCCGGCCCCGACGTATTCCAAGGCACCGTCCTCTATGCGGGGATGTTGTACCGGGAACGCGGCGCGGTCGATGGATTTGCGTCGTTTGACTCGATGGGGAACCCGGCCCCCACCATGTCCATCGGACGCATCATGCAACTGCTTGGTTGCGGTCGTCCGCAGGTGGGCTAATGGCATCCCCCAAAGGCATTCTGTGGGCCGCGGTGCAGGCCACGTCCGACGCGCTGAAGGATTTGGGCATCCGAACGGTGACAGATCCGCGCAATGCCGCCCCCAATACCGCGTTGGTCGAACTGCCAACGCTGAACACATTGACCTACAACGTAGGGGATATTCGGCTTACCGTCCGCTTGCTGGCTCCCCCCCCGGGCAACGCGGACGCAGCCGAATATCTAATGACCCTCGCGGACAAAGTGATCGACTCCGAAATAGCCGTCACGGACGCTCGCCCGGGTTTTGCTACCTACGGACAACAAGAACTACCCACTTACGATTTGACCATAGCCATTTCGGTCAAGCGCAACTAACCAAGGAGACACCATGGCAACAACCACGTTCCTCTCGAACGCCACTATCAACATCACCCAGGGCGCGACAACCTATGACCTGTCCGATCAGGCCAACGCTTGTGCGCTGACCATCGGGCAAGACTCGCTCGAGGTCACCGCGTTTGGTGATTCGGGCCACAAGTTCACTGGAGGCCTTCAGACCGTTGACGTGTCGATCACGTTCTTTCTGTCCTATGGCACCTCCGAGGTTGAGGCCGCGCTTGCTGACATGGTCGGCAAGGGCTCCACAACGCTTGTCATTTCCCCGTCCGGCACCACGGAATCCGCGTCAAACCCGGAATACACGATTACGGGCGCAATGCTCGCATCGTTCACCCCGATCAATTCAACCGTGGGCGAGATCGCCACCGTCGAAGCGTCGTTCACCGGCGGGACCTGGGCACGCGACATCACCGCACCCTGACCCCAAACAGCAAGGAAAGGCACCATGCAAATCACACTCAAGGTGACGCCCGTTGAAGGCGACCCATATGAGGTCACGACAAACTTGTTCACCATCGTCGCATGGGAACGCAAATTCAAGCGTCCAGCATCCGACATGGCAAACTCGATTGCTATGGAATGGCTGGCGTACCTCGCATTTGAGGCGTGCAAACAGTTAGGGGTTCCGGTCCCTATGGTCTTCGATGATTACCTCAAGAAACTGGTACAGGTCGAAGCCGTCGAGATCGAGGCAACAAACCCTACCGATCCGGGACATTCTCCCGGGTCCTAGCAGAAATCGTTTTGGAATGCGGCTGGTGGCCTCCCGAGTTGGAATTTACAATGGCGGACCTCGTCACAGTGCTCGATTTGTCGAAGCAACGACGACTAGAGGCTGAGCGTGTCCGTTAGCACAAACATTGAAGTCGCTGGACTAAAGGACGCGATCCGCGAATTGAACCGAGTGGACAAGGTAGCCCGCCGCCAGTTGACAAAAGATGTGCAACCAATCGGTAAACGATTTGCGGTTGCGGTCGAAAACAACGCTCCGTCCGTCATTGTGCACCGCGGTTATCAATACAAATGGACTCGTCGTTTCAAAAACGGTGATCGTGGATTGATTTTGCCATATCAACCAACAGGACTTTTCAAGTCGCGAATAAAGATTGACACCCGACGCGCTCGTCGGCGGAACGAAATCCGTGGCGCTCAGTGGGAAACACTCAGCGTATTCACTGTTGCATTTACCCATCGATTTATCAATGTTCTTGAATTTGCTGGCACAGGCAAAATGAACCGGACCCGCGAAGGCTGGTTGAAGCAATCAGACAATTTTATTGACATGGTCCGAAAGGACTATGGCGAAAACCGATTTGTCTGGGGAACCATCGACAATAACCCATCGATCATGCGCGAATTACAAACGGATGTCCATGACACAATCAAAACGGCTCTAAAAAGGTTGAAATTCTAATGGCAATCGTCATACCCATCGTTTCCGAATTTAACGGCAAGGGCATCGCAAAAGCACGGAAAGAATTTGCGCAGTTAGAAGGGTTTGGCGCGAAAGCCTCATTTGCTATCAAAAAGGCCGCGATCCCAGCCGCCGCCGCACTCACGGGGTTAGCCGCAGCCGGGGTGGACGCGGTAAAGGCCGCAATGCAAGACGAACAAGCCCAAACAATGCTTGCCAACGCCCTTCGCAAAACCACCAAAGCAACAGATTCCCAAGTCAAATCGGTCGAAGATTGGATATCGAAGCAAGGCGAACTGCTGGGTATCACCGATGACGAACTTAGACCAGCGTTTCAAAAGGCCGCTAGAGCGACCCGCGATCTAGGAAAAGCACAAGAACTGGTCAAGTTAGGCATGGATGTAGCGGCGTCGACGGGCAAACCGTTGTCATCCGTCATGGACCTTTTGGCAAAGGGCGTAAACGGTTCCACAGCGGCGTTTGCACGCCTTGATCCGTCGCTGAAGAAAATGATCAAAGATGGAGCCACTGCGGATCAAATCATGGCCCGGATGAATAAGACGATGGGCGGGGCCGCACAGGAAGCCGCAAATACGAGCGCTGGCGAATTCAAAAAATTGTCCGTGGCGTTCGATGAAACCAAAGAATCGTTGGGGGCCGCCCTAATGCCTGTCGTTGAAGCCGCACTGCCTTACCTAAAATCGTTCGCAAACTGGGCTAAAGAAAATCCCGGAACATTCAAAATTATTGCGTTGGCAATAGCCGGTGTTACCGCCGCCATTGTCGCAATGAATATCGCATTATATGCAAACCCGTTTACTCTTATCGCGGTCGCAATCGGCGCAGTCATAACAGCAATCGTGCTGGCTTACAAAAAATTCAAATGGTTCCGAGATGGCGTAAACGCGATCATCAATGGCGTCATTACCGTCATCGAGGGCTTAGCAAACGGCGTTATTTCAGTCATCAATGCCATTATTCGGGGCTATAACGTGATCCCATTTCACGACGACATCAATACCATCCCCCACATCAAATTGGGCAGGCTTGGGATGTCGACTGACGTAGGCGATAACACCGCGGGGCCGTCCGTGCCCGGTCAATACGGATCGGGCACTATGGGACCCGGTGGTGGCGTCGGCGACGTCTCAAACGGCCTCGGACCCGTTGGTCCCATTGCCACTGGCACCCGCGCGCCAATGTCCATCACGATCAATACTGGCGCGGACCCACGCTCCGTCGTAGATGCATTGACCCGCTACAACCGTCAGGCCGGGGGAATCCCGGTGCGCATTCAACAATGACAACGCCGCGCTATTACCGGGCTGTGATGCAAGTCGGCACGACCTATACAGAATTGCCCAATGTTCTTGAGGCCACCGCAGACATAGGGAAACGGAACCTGTTTGACAACTACCAGCCCGGAAACGCAACCATCACCTACCGACGCATTGATTCATCGACACCTATTCCCACCATCGGCAACAAAGTACGCCTAGTGGATTACACATCCGGCACGACCGCCGCCCAAATCTATGCAAACACAGCGGTATTCAATGGCATTGTTTCGGATGCGGTCATCAACTACGGCATCAACTCAAAAGAAGACACGATCACCATCATGTTGGACGGCGTCCTGGCCGTCTACGGTCGCCTAACGCTCGATAACTACAACTTCCCCCACGCCACTCTCAGCTCATACGTCGACAACATCGAAACCGCGTGTAATACCCTCATCTATCTTTACAACGCCGGATCAAACGAGGACATCCATAGCGTCGACTGGTCCGACTCCGTCCTAAACCTTCTCACCAAACTGGCAAACACCGTTTATGGGCGCATTGTCGAAGGTGACTCCTGTATTGCGGTGCAGGCCAAGGGCTACCATTTCGACACCCTCCCAACATGGAAATTCAGCGACGCCGGAGCCACCAGTTCCCAAAAGTATGAATCCATCCAGTACGAATCATTAGGCGACAACTACTACACGCAAACACAGGTTCAGTATCCGATAGATCAGGTGGCGGTATCAGGCACCGGGAATCGGGTTCTTGTCATTGACACGCTGGCCCGTAACGCCACCAACGCGACAACGCTTGCCAACTATTACACAAGCGTTTACAGCACCCCGGTTATGGGTCTGGGCACAATCAGCGCGCTTGCCTCCCAACAATCGACGTTCCTCTTAGCCCAATTCGCTTCTCCCGACTTGGCATTTCAAGGTTTGCAAGCCTGCGTTGGGACTCAAATGGAAGTCGATTTCCGCGGCGAGACAATCACCGTTGTCATCGAGGGCGCATCATTTTCGGCGTCACCGTCCGATTCCCGCTACACGTTCTATGTCTCACCCGGTGATCTCAACTCGTACCTCGTCCTGAACAATTCAGTTCTCGGCAGGCTTGACTACAACAAGTTAGGATTCTGACCCAATGGCCTATTCACCGAACTACGCACCCGGCGATATTCTCACCGCCGCCGCCATGAACTCAATCGGCGAAGCATGGACCTCATTCACCCCGACATGGACCGCCGCGATCACAAACCCGGCAATAGGCAACGGCACCCGCTCCGGTAAATACGTCAAACTCAACAAACTGATTGTCTACAGGGCATCAATTTCAGCAGGGTCAACCACCACATTCGGCACCGGAGTCTGGCGTGTCGATCTCCCGGTAACCGCCGCAAGCGCATATGCCGCCGCTGACCCAATTGGATTTGGCTGGGTCAATGATGGATTCACCCTTTTCCCCTGCCACGTCACTCTCGTGACGACTAGCACCGTCCAACTGAACTACGTCGGCACCGTTTTGGGCTCGAACATTCTTGTAGGCGTTGATGGCACGGCACCATTCAATTTTGGAAGCGGCGACGGTCTCCGCTTTGAGGTTATTTACGAGGCGGCATAATGGCACTTCCTATTCTTTCCCAAAACGCAATCGATCTCGAGTTGCAATGGTTTGCGGGGGACCCCGTAAGCCTTTCGTGGGTGGTGCTTGACGTTGACTGGTCGGGGACGTACACCGCCGGTGTCTACAACGGGGCAACCCTGCTCGCTTCTCCCGTGATCACAGCGACCTACTCGGCAGTCACAGGAAATACAACGTTTGTCGCCACTCTCACCGACGCGGCCTCTGACGCGGTCCCTGCAGGTTTGTGGTCGTGGAAGTGCCGTGAGACAGCGGGGCTGACACGGTTCGCGGGGGCGGTCCGCGTCAATGGCTGACTACATTGTCCAGAACCTGCAACCACCTGTCCAAATCGAAGTGGTCGAGGAGGTCGTCGAATTCCAGTTCGTGTCGGGGCCGGGACCTGTTGGACCCACCGGGCCACAAGGACCTACAGGTCCGCAGGGGGCCACAGGTCCGCAGGGTGCTGTGGGGCCTCAAGGTGCTACTGGTGCTCAAGGTCCTGCTGGTGTGCAGGGATCTACAGGTCCTCAAGGGGCGGCTGGTCCGCAGGGTGCGACTGGTGCACAGGGTTCGCAGGGTGCTGTGGGTCCGCAAGGCCCGCAAGGTGATACGGGACCTATCGGTCTAACAGGTGCGCAAGGGGCGACAGGTCCTCAAGGGGCGCAAGGCGCACAGGGTTCACAAGGGGCGCAAGGTGCGCAAGGTTCGCAGGGTGCGACGGGGCCGTCTCCGGGGTCGGCGGCGCGTCCTTTGTTGACGGGTGGCGCGTATTTGTCGGGGTCGGGGCTTGTGTTGTCGGGGTTGGCGTCGAACTATGCCAGTACCCCGGATTCGGCGGCGTTGTCGATCACCGGGGATATTGACATCAAAGCCAAAGTAGCGATGGCTGACTGGACGCCTAGTGAAGTCAAATACATTGTCGGCAAATGGGGGTCGGCCTCCACACGGTCGTATTCGCTCGGCATTGGCACAGACGGCAAAATAAGATTGTTTTGGAGTACGGACGGGTCAAACTCAAACTCGGCTGATTCAACAGTTGCCACGGGAATCACGGACGGTGCTACCAAATGGGTGCGGGCCACGCTTGACGTCAACGATGGCGCAGGGAACAGGGTTGCCAAGTTCTACACATCGGACGATGGTTCATCGTGGACGCAGTTGGGCACGACGGTCACGGTCGGAATAACGATTACGATTTTTGATTCCACATCCGCCGTTGAGGTAGGAACTAACAACACGGGGTCGGCTACTGGTGCGCTGATCGGCACCGTGTACCGCACCATCATTCAGTCCGCCTATGACACCGCAAACAACACTTCGTCGCTGGTGTTCGACGCCGACTTTTCGACGCAGACCGCTGACGCGTTGGCGTTCACCGAATCCTCCAGCAACGCCGCCACCGTCACCATCAACACGACGCGATACTCATACGGGGTGCCGGGACTTGGATGGACGGCAACAGCCGTGGCATCTGGGCCCCTGAACTCCGATAGGTTCAATACGTTTGTCGTAACGAAGGCACTGACAGTCGATATGTGGGGCACCGAATCGACAACTGGCCCCGCGTCATCGTCAATTGTCTATTTCGGTTTGTACGCCGCAGACGACAACTTTCAGCCAACTGGTTCTCCACTAATTGCGGACAACCTGACGGTAGGGACATCGGCAACAGGTATTTTCCGCAAACAGATTACGCCAGTGACACTTCAGCCCGGTGCCTATGTTTTAGGACTCAACACATCGGTGCAGTTTTCGCACCGTACATTCTCTAGTCCGTCGCCCGCAATCTTGGGTGGAGTTGGTTCTAGCCCATTTATGGGGCGTGTTTCTGTTCTGTCCCGTACCGCTGGCACATTCGGTGCCGCACCAGTCCTCAATGATTTTGCAACAACGAACGTGGCATGCACTCATTACATCTTTCTCCGCTGGAAGGCCGCGTGATGAAACACTTTTATACCGACCCCGCTGGCGTCACCCACGAATGGGAAACCCCCGACCAACTCGCCCCGCTTGACCCTGTCAGCGTCCTCGCCACCCTCCTCGCCGTCAACGGCCTCGCCACCGTCCAAGACGCCGCCAACGCAGTCGGCCTCACCCCCCAAGACCTCATCAACGAAGCCCACGCATGGGCCATCGCACAAGGAACCAACCAATGAAAATTGCAAACCCCACCAAGGCGTTCATTCTGCTCGTCGCCCTCGTCTGCATGACCGTTCTGCTTGGCCTCGGCAAAATCAGCACCGAAGCCGGGCTCCCCATCATCTCCGCAATCGTGTTTTACGCGATCGGAAACGGTGTCGGCCACGGAACCCCCGTACTTGAGCGCACCAGCAAGCCGTGATGAACAAGAAACGCCCCTACCCCCCCGCCAAAATCCCCGCCAAAGGCAAACGACCCGGCACAGAAAAGTTCGTAGCAATCTGCCGCAACAAATGGGGTTTCACCAACCTTGGCACGTGGGTGGTGCGCGACATGAGAGGAAAGCCCGGTGTTTTATCGGTTCATGCGACAGGCCGCGCCGCCGACCTCGGGTATACGGACCGCGACAAAGCCATGGCGGCCTGCCGATTCCTTGTCGACAACAACACCGTTCTGGGCGTGACCCTCATCAACGACTACCTGTACGGCAAATTCGGTAGAACGTGGATATGTGACCGCCAAGCATGGAAAGTCCACGAAAAAAACGTGCTTGGCCCCGCCCGTGGAGGCTGGCTCCACGTCGAACTAGAGGCTTGGGCCGCCGACGACCCGCAAGCCCTGACCGCCGCGTGGCGGTCGATCACAACGCCCTAACAACTTGGACCCTGTTAGGGAATAGGGGCGGGATGGGTTCCCGTGCTCGCCTTTCGGCCCGGTAGAGCCCTACCCGCCCCGCCCCCAATCCTTGCAAACGACTCACCGACCCGTTATGTTTGCAGTAGCCCGCCAAGGGGCCACGAAAGGAAAACACAATGTTCAAGAAACAACCATTGCCAAAGGTGGACCACTGGGACCACCTCAAACTGCACCAAGAGTCAATTGAGGTTCTATTTCAATTTGTCGCCGAACTTCAACGCAAAGTCGCCGATCTCGAAACGCGCAAACCTGACCGGGTAGAAAATCAAACGGCTAAGCAAATACGGAAGCGTGGACCTCATTCGCGCAAAGCCGTAAACACTGGCAAAGTGTGGTCTAAAGGGGATGACAAATTGTTGCTTGACCTTCAGGCGCAAGGACTAAAGGCACGGGAAATCGCTCGCGCTATGGGTCGTTCTGCGCGAGCGGTGGAAGGGCGGCTGTCGCGCATCCGTCTGGGGCAAATTTGATGACCACATTCGACGATCTGCCGCTTTTCAGGGCAACCGACCCACAAACCTCGCGGGACGGCGTCACAGACCTGAACGTCCGCAAATCCTCCCAACTGTTTGCCCTGCTCGAGGCGTATGAGGCCGCCAACCGTAACTACCGGGAAGGCCGCTTTACCGAAGACGGACTGATCGATGAGGAAGCCGGATACATCACCGGACTTGCTCAGCGTGGGGCCGGATACTGGAAGCGTTGCGCTGAACTGCGGGCCCACGGGCTGATCGTGCCGACTGGGGCGACACGGACCGCCCAATCCGGTTCCGACCAGCGTGTATGTGTCATCACTGCCGCCGGAAAAGTCAAGGTAATGGAAGTACGCGAAAGGGCTCAAAATGCTGGCAAGCGTTCTCTTTAGCCTCACCCTCATCACCACCCCGCAAACAGGGCCACAGGCCTCGCAAACCTGCCCACAATATGAGCAGGCCATCGCCAAAGCCGGACTACCCAAAGCGTTCTCGCGCATCGCCTACAAAGAATCCCGGTGCCAGCCGCGCACCGTGTCAGCGACACGCTCCACCGGATATCCGGATGTCGGCCTTGTCCAAATCCAAGGTTCGTGGCGCACCGTGACACGCCGAATCTGCAAACTCAAAACAGGCGAATCACACCTTGACGCACTCAAGCGTGTAAACTGCAATCTAGCCGTAGCCAAATACCTGTTTGACCGCGGCGGGTTCCCACATTGGACCCGGTACTCCGGGAAATAGAAAGGCAAACAAATGTCAGAACAAACCAAATCAAACACCACCGTCGCAGTCCGCCTTGACCCACGCGACCACCAATGGCTCATCCTGCAAGCCGAATTCCTCGGCATCTCCAAATCAGATCTGCTCCGCATGATCGTTTCAGAGGCACGGGGAGCCGATAAAAATGTCTGAACTTCGCGACCTCCGCAATCATCTTGTCGATCTCCAACTCAAGAATGACCCGGCGCAATACTGCGTCGCATGGGCCGTAGCCCGCATCATGACCTTGACGGAGCAGGTGCACCCATCGTTCGGGCATGACCGCACAGTGCTTGAGCAAATGCTGGACAGTTTGAGGGCAAATCGTGAGCAGTGACATTTCACCGATAATCATTGCGCCAAAATGTGATTGTGGGCTGTTTATGAATCCCCAATTGATTGATGTGACCACATTTGGCGGGCCCTTCCAATGGACTGTCGGATGGCAATGCCCCGCACAGACATTGCGTGGGCATGATCAACTTAAAAAGGAACACCGTGGCGTTTGATCTGTCCGACTATGAGCCTGTAGCGTCGCGCATCGCCAAGTTCTATGATGCCCACCCGGACGGGCGCATCATCACCGAACTGGTGCACTACCTTGCCGACACAGCGGTATTCCGCGCCGAACTGTACGTAGCCGATCTACTTGTGGCGACAGGCTGGGAAGAGGAAGTCCGCGGCTCATCCCCGGTAAACCGAACCAGCCACCTGGCAAACGCCGAAACCGGGGCGATTGGGCGCGCGCTCGCGAACTACAACCTTGCAGGCTCCGACCCGTCAAAGCGGGCCAGCCGGGAGGAAATGGCAAAGGTTCAGCGCGGCGGTGGCGAACGTCAACCTACAGGTGACCGGCCCCCGATGACGGGTGGCATTACGGCCCCACAAGCCGGGAAAATCAAAGCGTTGTCGAAGGGCCTTGGCAAACTTGCCCCGGCGAACCTTGAAGAATTGTCGAAGTTTGAAGCGTCCGCGCTGATCGAGGCTCTCATCACCGAGTCAGCAAACAATGAACAGGAAGAACCGTTCTGATGAACATTTGGCTTATGAATAGTAATGAGTCAGTGAGCGGCCACAAATGGTTGTTAGTGGTTCCGTGGTTGGCATATATGGGATTTGTAGGCTGGTTTATATACCGTGAATGGTGGAAATCGTGATTCGCCCTGCTCGCCGCTCCATCACGTTCACATTTCAGCGTGAAAACAGGACTCCGGGAGAACAAGCACCCGCCCATATCCGCGCATCGGTCCCCGATTTCTCATCGTGGGATGAAGACGATCAGGTCCGACTTGAGATGGGCGTCGACGCACTTGCCCAAGCACTAGGGTTTCGGGTCGTGCAAAAAGTCTCCCAATGGAAATGGACCGTCGAGGTCGACAACGATGCTTTATAAAGACGCATCTGAACGCCTATTTCAAGATGACGTGGTCCGTATCGCCAAAATGAACGGCTGGCAGATCATGCACGTTGTCCCCCATCAGGTTCGGCCCGGTGTGTGGCGTTCCGATGCGCCCGGTTTCCCAGACCTTGTCCTTGCACACCCGACCCGTGGCGTGATCTTCGCTGAACTGAAAACGGAGCGCGGGAAGATGAGCACAGAACAAAAGCAATGGGCTGTGGCGTTGGCTCCCCATGGCGAGTATTACCTGTGGCGACCTAATCAACTGGAATTGATCGCGATGCGCTTGGGGGGCACAAAGATTCCGGATGGTCTCAAATGAGGTTCGAATTATGGTCGTTTGTGTTCGGCGCAGTCGTCATTCTGCTCTTGACCCGGTAACGTCCTCGCACACAATTTATAGACCCAAGCCCGCGTCAGCGTTTGCAGTTGGCCGGGAGAACACACGGGAACGTGGGTAGACCTGCCATGCACCTAAGTGGGGTGTAGGTGGGAGCAGAGTACGAACTTCTAAAACGCGAACGGTGACGGTCCCAGAGTACGGAGAACGGCAACCGAGGTTGACAAACCTAAACTGCGGGGGGACACTCCAACCAACCCAATCCAAGCACAGACAGCAAGCCCGACAGGGCGCGCTAGCCAAGGCCGAAGGCCGCGGAGCAGAAAGGCCAACCCATGACCACCCGAAGAACCTTCACCGAAGAATACAAACGCAACCGAAAAGAACTCCTCCGAGACCACCCCACCTGCCATTGGTGCAAACGCCGACCCGCCACCGAAGCCGACCACCTCATCCCACACGACGCAGGCGGCCCCGACACACTCGAAAACCTCGTCCCCGCCTGCAAACCCTGCAACTCCGAACGCGGAACCCGCTACCTCAACGCCAAACGCACACGCCAACAAATCGAACGAAACAAAGCCGTCAAAGAC